ATGTATNTATTTTTAAACATATATCATCTTTGTTTTCAATTGCAAATTTTTGCATTATTTTTGTTTTTTCTGTTATTAATTCTTGTACTAAATTATTTAAATCTTTAAATATAAAATCATTATTTGATTTAACCAATGTTGTATTTTCATCTTTATACATTATATTATTATTTTCGGGAAACTCTATATTAAAATGTATCTCTTTTGTTAATAAACTTGGTATATCATATACTTTTTTAAATATTTCTAACATTTTTTCATAATTTAAATAATCTATTCTTTCTTTTCCATAATTATTTATATATATATTATTTGTATTAATTATATTATTAGTTATATTATTATTAATTATATAATTATTATTAGTTATATTTTCTATTATCTTATCATCATTGTTTTCATTTTTTTTTGCATATATAATACTTCTTGGTTTGCAATTATTTTTAGTAATATGTCTAGATTTATTATGTCTATTAGTGAAATTTATCATACATCTAGGACAAGTTAAATTATCTAATCCATTACATTTTTTTTCATGCTCTAAAAAACTTTTTTTAATTTTATAAACTTTATTACATTTATTACAAATATATTTCGAGATAACATTTTTTTTATTTGGGATAACAAAATTTTCATTTGGGGTGACATTTTCTTTTTTTGGGATGACAATTTCTTCACCTTCTATTTTTCTATTATAATTAATATTAATAGAATTGTGTATAACATTTAGATGCCGTATTAAATTAAATTTACGCTTAGAAGTATAATTACATTGCGTACAAAAAAATATTTTTGCGTCATCATTTTGAGTCATTACTATAAAGGAGGTATAATATATTCCTTATATAAATAATTGTTACCATAATTTACTCATTTACTCATATAAAAAAGAGTAATATCTATTTGGGATTTTTTTTTTCTAAAAAAATCAAAAGTTTTTAGTCATATATATCTATATATTTATACACATCATTTTGTTATAAATATAAAATTAAAAAAATACAAAAATATAGTAAAAAAAGACCTAAATTCAACGTAAATTAATAAATTATATTTTATAAAAAGTAGATAACTTAAAAATAATTAGACTTTTAAAAATATTTTAAAAATAAAAAATTGATTTTTTTTATATTATAATAAATATAATTAAAAAATTAATGGAATCTTTAAAAACTGAAAATGAAAGCATAGGTATGTGTGAAAAAGTAAAAACACAACTTATTATAAATGAAGATTGTATTAAAGGAATGAAAGAATTGGAACCGGATAGTGTTGATATTATAATTTGTGATCCACCTTATAATATTGGTAAAAATTTTGGAAATGATAGTGATAAACAAGATATGGTAAAATATCTTACTTGGTGCGACGAATGGATAACTGAATGTATTCGTATTCTAAAACCAAAAGGGACATTATATATTTATGGTTTTAGTGAAATATTAGCATTTATCAGAGTAAGAATAAATATTAATGTTAGGTGGATTATTTGGCATTATACTAATAAAGTAACACCATCACTTAATCATTGGCAAAGAACACATGAAAGTATATTATGTTGTAGTAAAGAAAAACCACATTTTAATCGCGATGATGTTAGAGAACCATATACAGATACATTTTTGAAAAACGCTGCTGGCAAGGTTAGAAAAGCGACAAAAGGCAGATTTAGTAACGGAGAAAAAGAAACTGTGTATAACGCACATGCAAATGGTGCTCTACCAAGAGATGTTATTAAAATATCAGCTCTTGCGGGTGGTGCTGGAAAAAAAGAAAGAGTTAATCATCCAACACAAAAACCATTAGAATTATGCGAAAAGTTGATTAAAGCATCTAAAAATGGTAATGATACATTACTTGTAGTACCATTTGCGGGTTCAGGAAGTGAATGTGTAACAGCTAAAAAAGAAAATATTAATTTTATAGGATTTGAAATAAATACAGAATATGTTAAATTATGTAATGAAAGATTAGATATGATTACTAAATGAGTGAAATATTTGCGAATAATTGATTTTAGATTTACTATTATCTATTTCAGTAGAACAGACTTTATATTTTTCTATATCTTTTATATTAAATTTATACCATAATTGTGAAGACATTGAAAATGTAATATCGCTATATTTTGCTTCCCAGCCAACAATTAGATTTGTTTTCTTCCCTTTTTTTCCTATTTTTGGTGTAAGTTTATCCATATTGAATACATAATAATCTTTTGGAATTATATACCACATATACTCAATTAATTCTTTTTCTTTTTCTTTTCTAATCAATATTGAATAATAATCAAATGAACTATCTCTTTTTTTTATTTCTTTTAAAATTTCTGACGGGTTTCCATTATTTTTATCATTACAAACACTTGTTAAACGATATGAAGATATGCTAATATTGGTTCCATCTATTTTTGTAGATTTATTTGAATAATTTATATTATCAAAACTATTATCTTTTCCAGAAGCATGATTACCATTTGCACAACCAGTAATTAAACACATATTTTTAACAATACTGCAATTTATTTCTTCCCAAACGCTTTCTTTGATAGGTGCTTTATTAATCATATGATATCCATTAATAACAGCATCAAAAGTTAGTTTTAAACTTTCAAATTTTTTAAATAATGTATAAATGTTGTTTTTATACACTAACCATTTTCTACATATAGATTGTGTTTTTATAATTTTATTAATATCTCCAGTTGTAAATTGATTCATTTGTTTATTTATAATCCTAGGTAAAGATATTTCATTTTTTATATTTTTCAGCGCAGAATACATAATTTTATTTTTCTAAAGATTTTCAAGGGATTTTATAAACCATGTGCTTTTTTTATAGATATATTAATATAATATTCAAAAAATAGTAAAATATCGCCTAAATTAATAAATTATATATTTTATATTTATAATATTAGATGCTAAAATTTATTGGTGGGACAAATTATATTAATGTTTCTATTTTTATAAAAAAAATATATGCTTCATCTATTATACCTATAATTGATTATGCAAAAGAAGGATCTAAGACTGAATATGATGTTATTAAATATGATAATGAGATAATAACTATAACTAAACATATTAATGAATGTCATTTAAATAATGATATTGCATATGCATGCAAATTAACATCATATTTGCCATATAATCATAAAGAATATATTGAAAATTTAGTAAAAAGAATTATTAAAACATCACATCCAAATAAATATATATTTTTTGATTCTGAAAATACATCATTTCGCGATAAAGAGGATTATATATTTGATAAAATTATAGAAAAATATCAATATGTAGATAATTTACATTTATTTAAAACATATCAAATGTATAAAAAAAATAGCTTTAATGAAATTGAAAAAGATCTTAAAAAATTTGATAAAATTGGTATTAAATTAGTAAGAGGTGCATATTATTCAAAAAATGATAAAGAATTATATAAAAAAAAAAGAGAAACAGATGATAATTATAACAATGCAATAAAATATTTAATAAATAATACAAATAATAAAATTTGTTTAGCAACACATAATAAAGAATCTATAGATTATTCATTAACTTTAAAACCAAAAGATAATGTAATGTACGCACAATTATTAGGTATGGGGGATAAATTAACAATGAATTTATTAGATAATAATAAAAAAGTATTTAAATATATACCATATGGTAATATATTTGATACATATCCATATTTATTAAGAAGATTATATGAAAATATAGATATGATAAAACATATATAAAAAATGATATTTATATAAAAATAATTTTTTATATATAAATGTTAAGAGAAGAATTAATAGAAAAAGCAGGTGAAATAATAATTAATAAATATAGTAATTATTGTGATGTCCCTGATAAATATAAATTTTTATACGTAGAATATAAATCACCTAAAATAGGTAGTAAAAGAAAAGGAAATAATGACGATTAACTTTCTAATTCTCTAAGTTTATTTTGATTATTTTTATCTAAATCATTTAAATAATACCATTTTTTAACACTATTATCCCATTTTGCACCATAAGATTTTGCTATATTTTTTTTAGCAAAACTTATATTTATATAATTTTTATCATTATCATTATCTTTAGATGATATATCAGCAACAAATGATTTAATTGCATTATCTTCTAATTCATTTAATTTTTTAATATTTTCATCTGATATTTTATTATCATAATACCATGATTTTTTATTAGTATCCCATTTAGCTCCTAATTTTTTAGCACTATCTTTATTTTTAAAAGAAATATTAATATAAGTTTTATCATTATTATAAGGACACCGGTGTTCTCCTAATGATAAATTAGCTAATTTATCAGCCATTTCATTACCGATAGAATGAATATCCTGTTTATTAGTATGAGCGTTAATATGAATTAATTTAACATTAAATAAATCTTTAAATAATTCATGAGCTTTTTTAACTAATTCAACATTTGGAGGATTTTTATTATTACTCGTTTTCCAATTATTTCTAGATAATTTTTCACCATAATTTGATGCACATTTTATAACATATTCAGAATCCGTATATATATTAATTTGGACGTTTTTAATAATATCATCTTGTAAAATTTCTAATGCTCTAATAAATGCTGTTAATTCGGCTATATTATTAGTATGTTTATTTCCTTTAATTTTTTCTGATTCATTTCTTGTATCATTTTCGCTAAAATATACACCATAACCAGATATAGCATTTGGTTTACCATTATTAGAACAAGCACCATCAGTATAAACATTAATCATAATTTAAAATCTATTAATATTATATATAATAATCATTTTTTATATATAATAAATTAATCAAAAAGTTATTAAATTATTAATATATTGTAATTTTAAGATATCTATTCAGATTATATTATTTTTTTATTTAAGTAATTTTCTTTTGCTGACATCAACAGGAGCCCATGAAATATATAATATATTGATATTCGGGTGATTTAAAACTTGTACAAATAAACCATTTTTTTTAAGAGCATTATAAATATAATTAATTGAATCTTCTATTTTATATAAGGGTTTTCCAATTAAAACATAAGGAATTTCAAAAAAAATACATTGACCTCCGTTTGTAGCAGTTTTTTTTATTTTTTGATGACATTTCTCAATAATCTCATCAAATGTATTATTTTTAATTTTATCCTTTTTATTTTTCATTTCATAAAGAGTATTCAAAGATATTTGTGGAGCCATATTATTAATCTAATATAAAAAAAAATAAAAATAATTTACTTATTATAAATATCAATACTATTCTTTATAGCATTAATATCTGCCCCCTGTATTTCATGTACTTTTATATTGTTTTTATAAAATTGAAATGTTGGCATACAGGATATTCCACAATACGAAGATGTTTCTTCATTATTATCAACATCAACTTTTAAGAAAAGTACATTATTTTCTGATTGTACTTCTGCAAGTTTAATAATTTCGGGCATAATTTTTTTACATGGACCACACCATACAGCGCTAAAATCAACAATAATCAATATATTTTCAGCATCGTTTAAAATATTTAAAAAATCTACTTTATTATAAATTTCAGATACTTTACCAAAATTTACATAACTAAGAGTGAATTTTTTTTTATTACTACAACAATGACATATATCTTCTTTTTTATCTTCAGATTTTTCTTCTTTTTTATCTTCAGATTTTTCTTCTTTTTTAGATTCATCAGAATTATCAGATATGGAAATTGGAAGATCATGTATAATAAGTGATTTATCTGATTGATTAGATAAATCATATTCTTTTGATTTTTCTGATTCTTCTGAATTATTAAGGATAGATTTATCTAATAAAGGATCAGTATTTTTTTCAGAATTCAATTTGTTATTTTGCATATATATATATATTAATATATTAATTTTATATAAATTTATGAAAAATACCAATTAACAATATCATTATAATTACGTTCTCCATTATATTTTATAGCGGTACCATTTGGTAAAATTTTTTGAATATAAGGGAATTCATTTATATTATATTTATTAATCATTTTATCATAATTTTTGTCTGAAGGTTTAATATTTATAGATTTTATATCATGTCTTTGTTTTAATTTATTCCATACACTTTTAAAAATATTACAATAATGACAATCATCCATAGAATAAAATTCTAATATAGTATTCTTATTATTATTAGTATAAGATTCTATATTTTTAGTACATACATTAATAAATTTTTCATATAAATTAAAATTTTGAAAATTATTATTTTTATCACTAATATCTTCAATTAATTCATCTTCATAATGATCGTTTAATTCATTTTTATCAAAAAAGAATTGATCTTTAAATGATATATATAAAGCAATACATATTAAAATTACTAAAAATCCTAAAAATAATATTGTATATACATCACTATCAAATTTATTTGCCATAAAGTATAATCTATAATTATTAAAGATTTTAAATAATAATAGTATTATGATAATTATTAGTAATATTATTATAATAACTAGTTAATAATAATTTAATTGAATTATTAAATTTATAAAATGTAATTAAACTAATTGAAGAATATAACTCGTAATCAATTAAATAATTAATAAAATTGATAAATAGATCTGTTGTAATAATAAAGATTCTTTGATATAATTCATTAAAATTTAATTTATTTAATATGTTTAAATTTTTAATTGTAAAGACACAATGATCGTATTCAATTAATTTATTTTTTAAATATTTTGCTTCATTTAAATTATTAACAACAATAATAGAACGAAAAACAGAAATATTTTTATATATATTTTCGAAATTAGATAAAAAATTAGAATTATAATTATAATAAGTATTCATAAAATATAAATATATATATATTATATATTAAATAGTTATATAGTTATATAGTTATATAGT